TCATGCCGCCCCCGCCTCGCGCTTCACGTCCATGGCGATGACATTCGCGCTGTCGGGCCCCACAGCCAAGCGTTCTCGGCGCAGTTGCTCCGGACCCTCGGGGTAGCGCCGATGGAGGGCCTCCACGTAGCGAGCCAGGGCGGCGACGAGCGCATCACGCTCCACCGGCCGCACCTGCTCGCTCATCAGCTCAGTTCGCGCTCTGGATCGTGTAGGTGACCGCGATCGCCAGCGCCGACCAGACGTCCCGGGCGATCCCGTACAGCGGGCCAGGCGCCGCCTTCCGCCCGACCGCTGCCGACCCGCCGAAGCGGTCGAGGAGTGCCTGGCGGATGTTCGCGTCCTTGGCCCGCGAGTCGCCGCACAAGGCGAGCTTCACGGCGCGTCGCGGAAGGAGCACAACAGGCACCCGGTGGGCAGCCTCGGCGAAACGGCCCGCCCAGAGGACGGTGTCGAACACCTCGGCGCCGACCGCCATCCCGTAGGACTCGACCTTCTCGATCACCACGACGTCGGGCAGCCCGCCAGACCGAAGGGCCTTGACGAGGATGTTGTTCTCAGTGATCCCGAAGCCCTGCGGCCGGCTGCCGTCGTACCGCAGCCAGGCGGACTGGCTGGTCCCGGGGTCGATCGCGAGGATCGTCGTCACGCCGCCTTCTCCTTCGCCCATCCGTGGAGGGCGAGGCAGGCGCGGAACGCGATCCAGTCGCGGGGGGTGACGGCCGCCTCGTACAGCCGCGTGCCGCCGTCGGTGACGTGGACGAGCCCGTAGCGGGTGATCGCGGGGAGGGCGTGCCGCTCCGGGTCGTTCGGGCGGGCGATGAACTCGGCGTTGGCGTACGCCGCCAGCTGGAGCCGGTGGTCGCGATACACCGTCCCGTCAGGCGTCGCGACCGACGATCCCGTCTTCCAGTCGAGCAGCCAGACCTCGCCGTCGAGCTCGGCGATGAGGTCGCACGTGCCGCCGTAGCCGAGCGTCTCGTGGAGGAGGAACGCCTCCACCTCGAGCGGCCGCAGCCCGTGCTCCCGGACCTGCGCGTTGAGCCAGGCGCGGGCACCCGCGACCGCGGCCTCGTCGCGCGGGTCGATCGTCACCGGCTCCCGCCGGAGGATCTGCTCGATGGCGGCGTGGATCCGCGAGCCGCGGTCCATGGCGGACGTCGAGAGCGTTGTGAGGTACTTCACCGCCGCGTCGACCTTGCCGGCCTCGCGGTCCTCGATGAGGCGCTCGGCGCCGGCGATCGCCGCCTGCGCGACCTGGTTCATCTTCCAGTACGTCAGCGCGGGGGCATCGAGCACCTTCGTGATCGACGTCACACCCGGCCAGGGGCCTGCGCCGTTGAAGTAGTACTGGTGTGTCTTCGTCCGGTGGACGCCGGCGATCGGTGTCTTGGAGCGCGGTGCCGTCGCGGTGGTCATGCCGGTCCCTCCTCTGGGTAGCAGGCGTCGCACGTCCACCCGGACGGCGTCTGGCGGTGCTTGAACTGGTGGTCGCGATACCAGTGGCAGGGGTTGGCCCAGCCGGTGGGGTCGGCCGGGACGACCCGGAGCACCGGCGCTGCCTCGCGGGCACCCACGCGCGATACGCGTGTCCCCGCTCCCTCCGCTCCCTCTCCAACCCTTTCCGAGTGAGGGGAGTGAGTGGAGTGAGTGGTCCCACACGCGGGCGCGCCCGCGAGGGAGGAGTGAGTGGAGTGAGCGAGATCGTCGATATCGGCCTCGTCCGCTCCCTCCGCGTCCTCGTCGATGCGAACGCGGGCGACGACGTAGCCACCCCGGGCCCGGGCCACGGATCCGCCGGCCACGAGCTTCTCGACGAGCTTCTGGACCGCATCGCGGGTCGACCCGATCAGGTCCGCGATCGCCTTCGGGAAGATCGGGCCTTCGGCCTCGATGACCTTGTAGACCTCGGCCTGCTCGAAGCTCGCCTCGGCCAGCGATCGCGGCGCTGATGACCAGGTCATCCCGTTGAACTGGACCGGCTCCTCGACCTCCTGGACGTCGCGCCCGGTCACAACGAGCTTCCCAAACGTCTCGAGGCGCTTGCGCTGGATGACGAGGGTGGTGTCCGCGGAGCCCGTGATGCCATATGTGCCGGACACGGACGCCAGGAAGTCGTCGCCGGCGTCCTTCTTGCTGTGGTGGACGATGAGCAGGCCGACCGCCCGGTCCTTGAAGATGTCCTGCAGCCGGGCGAGGTCCTCGACGTCGACCTCGTACGCGTTGCGCCGGGCGTCGCCGCGTGCGCGGACGCGCTGCAAGGTATCGATCGCCACGAGGCGGGCGTCGGGGTGCTGGTCCAGCCAGTCGACGAGCTCCGCCTCCAGGCCCTCGCCGAGCTTCGCGGCGGCCCAGCGGACCTCGAGCCGGCCACGGGGCATGGAGCGGTCGCCCAGGGCGGCCCGGAGGCGTGTCTGCCCGCGCCGCTTGCCGTCTTCCAGCGCCAGGTACAGGACGTCGCCCTGCTCGATCTCGCGGCCCAGGAGCTCACCGCCGAGGGCGACCTCGACCGCGACCTGGTAGACGAGGCAGCTCTTGCCGAGCTTCGGAGGACCGGCGAGGACCGTTGTGCCCTCGGGCAGCAGGTCCGGCACGATCCACTGCAGCGGCGGGATGTCGAGCTCGAGGAGGTCGGTGGCGTCGATCGAGCTCGCCTCGACCTCCTGCATCGATCGCGGCTGGCGGGGCGCGTGCGCCGGCGCCCCGAGGCGCTCGCCAATCTTCGCGGTGACGCGCTCGAAGTCGGAGCGGAGCTCCTCCTCGGTCTTGGCGACCTCGAAGCGCGGGGCGACCTGCGTGCGCACGAGATCCCAGATCTCATCGATCCCCAGGCCGGCGTTGTAGCGGCTGGCCACGTAGTCGCGGACGGCAGCGTACCGCCGACCGCTGGGGATCCGGTCGGGGAGCGTGAAGCCGCCGGCGATGGTGATGACCCCCGGGTCGGCCGCCTGGCCGCGGGCAGCGGGCCGCTCCGCGACCGCGGCGGCGACCCAGCCAGCCGGGAGCATCGCGATGTCGGTCACCGGGCCCGCCGTGTACTCGCGGTCGCCGATTCGGCTTCCGGGCCCGACGAGGTAGCCGCGCCCCGGCCAACGGACGGTGAAGCCGAACAGCTCGTCGCCCGCGGGAATCGGCACGTCAGAAGGCCAGCGGTAGAAGGCGTGGCGGCCGCCTGAGGGCGTGGTCGTGATCTTCGTGGCGGGCAGTGGCCCGTGCTGCGCGACGAGGTCGAGCATGCGATCGCGCCAGGGGCGGTCCGCGCCACCACCGTCGTCGAGGTCGAACACGACGACGCGCTCGGGCCGGTCGACCGGCCAGACGAGCCCGTAGTTCCCGGCGGCCGGGGCCTCGAGCTGTCGGCGGATCCAGTCCGGGCGCGTCGTCGCGTTCTTGAAGCCGTGCTCCGTCACCGGGACCTTCGCGTCCGCCCGCAGGGCGAACACGGCGAACCCCTGCTCGATCTGCTCGAGCGCGGCGACGACGACCGACTCCGGAGCGGGCATCACGGCTAGAAGGGGAGGGCGTCGTCGGCCACGACGGGCTGCGCCGGAGCGGTGGCCACGGGCGCGGCCGCCCGCGCCTTGGGCCGCGCCGAGAGGTTCGCGATCTTGGCCCAGCCGCCGTCGTCGATCGCGATCGTCGCGAGCGCCTCGCGGCCGAGCAGCTGCGACTTCGGGTAGGACTGGCCCACCGCAGGCGGGGTGCCGCCCAGGAGCGCGGTCAGCCAGGCGTAGGTCTTGGACTTCGGGCCGGACGCGGTGGAGGCCGAGCCCGTGACCTCGGAGCCATCCTCGAGGGCGAACGTCCAGTCCCGGAGCTGGACCTCCTTGCCCGCGTTCGGACCCGACTGCGGGTAGATCGTGCGGGGCTCGGAGATGTCGGTGAGGGTGACCTCGTAGACGCCGGGCGTGAGGTCGGTGGGCGGGGCGCCGGCGCTGATGGTGATGATGTCGTCGGTCATGGTTCCTGGTCCTTCTGCGTGGCTGGGGGTGGAGTCGGGGCGGCTACGCGCGCTTCGTGGGCATCACCTCCTCCACGCCGGCCAGGCACACAGCGCAGCGCGGCATCGTCTCGGGCCAGCCGAACCGGGGATCGATCGGACGCAGGCCGCATGGCGTCCGCACGCGTCGGGTGATCGCCGCGTGGGCCTGGCCGTCGCGGTCGGCGGTCCAGGTGACCCGGAGGCGGGTCACGACTTGACCTTCGCGGCGTCAGCTCCCGCCCGGGGAGCCCGTTGGCGCTTGGGCTGGGGCTCCGTGCCCTCGCGCTCGAGGGCGGCGAGGACTAGGACGGCGGCCTGTTGGCGCGGGCTGCGTCGCTCGCGCCGGGCGAGCTCACGGAGCCGGTCGGCGGCCTCGACGGGGATGGCGATCGAGATCGAGTGCATCACGACCGCAGCGTCCGCCAGGAGGGGGCAGACGAAACAGGGTCGCAAACCGGTCTCTTATCCGGTCTCTTATCCGGGCCACCCGTCCGAAACCACGGCAGACCGTCCGAAACCCTGCGGTCGGTGGAGGTCGCCCGACTGTACGAAACCCCTAGGCGGGCGGCAGCCCGAAGCGCTTGACGAGCTTGCGCAGATGGTCGGGCTCCGTGCCCATCTCGCCGTCGAGCATCTCGAAGTGCGCGGCGATCGAGGCGTTCGTGCGGGCCGGCTCTGCCCGCGCGAGCGCGTCGCGGTAGTGCGTCCAGAACAGGTCGCACGTCCACGCGGGACGGCCCGGCCGGCGCGGGCGAGCGACGAGGGCCGGAGCCTCGCGCATCTTCGTCGTCACGGGCGGCAGGCCGAGGGTCACCCGGATCGTCGCGTCGTCGAGGTGCGACGTGAGGTGGCCGATGTACTCACGCGCCTGGCGCAGTGTCGGCTGGCGGCCCGTGGTGAGGACCTGGTGCTGGTAGATGCCGCGGACCACCGCCTCGTCGAGGTCGGGGTTCTCGAACGTGAGGCGCGCGACGTCAGCCAGCATGAGCAGGGGGTCTGAGCGGCTCACTGGCCTGTCCTTCGCCGCCTCCAGGCGCGTGTGCAGATGTAGCGGGGCACAGTCGTCCCGCTGATGGGTTCGAACACGGGGGAAATGGCCCTCCGGAATGACATTCAGCCGAGAGGCTGGCCGGCGAGCAGGAGTGCTTCGAGCAGTTCAGTCTAGCCAGAGGCCGGTCGTGTGAACAGGTGTTCTATCCACGAACTTGAGGTGGCGGGCGGGGGATGTCCACAGGCTTCGCCGTGTATCCACAACGTGTTTCACGCGCGCCTGACTCCGTGACAGCTGAGGTGGCACGCGGGCATCTGATCGTGTGTCGTAATCTCGGTGCGCGGGGATCCCCGACGGACACTCCGCCAACGCACCAAGCCACGAGGGCCCGTGACCGCCTCGCCCACTCGCGCCGACCGCTCGGCGCCCATCTTGCTTGAGGAGCTGCGCACGCCGCCGCGAGACGCCCCGGGCGCCGTCCCCGTGTCCGGCTTGAGGCCCTTCTTCGGCTTCTACGGCGGCAAGTGGCGCGACGCAGTCAAGCACTACCCAGCACCCCGGTTGGGTACCGTGGTCGAGCCCTTCGCTGGGTCGGCGGGCTACTCCATGCGCTATGCCTCGGCGAACGTCGTCCTCGGCGAGATCGACCCCGTCATCTACGGGGTCTGGCGGTACCTGACCCGCGTCAAGGCAAGGGAGATCCTCGCGATCCCTGACCTCGAGCCCGGGCAGACGGTGAACGACCTCGCCATCCCTCAGGAAGCCCGCTGGCTGGTCGGGTTCTGGATGAACCGGGGCGCCTCGCGGCCGCGGACGAGCCCGTCGGCGTGGATGCGCGACGGCATCCGCCCCGGCTCCTTCTGGGGCGAGCGGGTGCGCACGACGATCGCGGGGCAGGTCGACGCCATCCGCCACTGGAAGGTCTACAACCGCTCCTACGAGCGTCTCCCGTTCCGCGGCGAGGCGACGTGGTTCATCGATCCGCCCTACCAGAAACAGGGCCAGCACTATCACCACGGCGCCGAAGGCATCGACTTCGCCGCGCTCCGTGCCTGGTGTGAATCGCGGCAGGGCCAGGTCATCGTCTGTGAGAACGCCGGCGCAGACTGGCTGCCGTTCGAGCCGCTCGCCGACGTGAAGACGACCCGTCGCGGCTCGCGGTCGGTGGAGGTTGCCTGGATCCGCGACGAGGACCCGGTGGGGGGACGATGAGCAACGCGTGGACGACGCGCCTTCACACGGCGTTCGTGGGCGCGCTCGATGGCCGCGTCTCAGCGGCCGGCGATGTCCGGCGCAAGCCGCTCGATCTCGACCTCGTCCCGCCGCTGCCCGGCCGCGTTCGCCTCTACATGTACTCGCTGGTGGCGGGCGGGCCGACGCGCGCCAGGGAGTACAAGGCGATCCTGCGTGTTCCCGGACAGGAGAGGGGCGAATACGGCTCGTTCGAGCACGCCGACGGGCGACTCACTCTGCTCGTCGCGCATCGGTCCGACCTGGACGTGTTTGTGCTATGGGACGCGACCCTCCACCGGACCTTCAAGTGGGCGGGCAACATCCAGGTGCACTCCGACACCGTGCTCGACGCGGCAGCCACGGGCTGGGCCGAGCAGCGTCGACCGCTCACATCGGGGGTGGATGAGGTAGTCCTCGCCTGCACTAGCCGGCACCTCCCGCGGGCCATCGAGCGGCGCGTGGCGTGGACGGGCGGGATCCGGGGATGACGATGGGGCTCGACGGTCTCGACCTGCTCACGTCGTACCATCGCGGCGAGAACAACATCGCCGAGGAGTTCTACCTCCCCGCGATGCGGCGGGCGACGCGTTACGACCGGGCGGTCGGCTTCTTCCGGAGCGCGGCGTTCATCATCTCGTGGCCGGCCCTGCGCGACTTCGTGGCCCGCGGGGGCAGGATGCGAGTCCTGTGCTCGCAGGTGCTCAGCCCCGAGGACATCGGCGCCTTGGACGAGGGGTACGCCGCGCGCATCGACGTGCAGGTCGCCGCGCGCCTGCGCGCCGAGGTCGCCAGCCTCCTGGCTGACCCGGAGATGGGGCAGCCGGCGCGGATCCTGGCCGCGCTCGTGGGGTCGGGTGTGATCGAGTTCCGGGTCGCGATCTGGCGGCCGTCGGACAAGGGTCCCCTCTCCAGGATCTTCCACGACAAGCTCGGCTTCTTCCGCGACGACGCTGGCGCCGTCGTGATGTTCAAGGGATCGATGAACGAGACGTGGATGGGGCTCGCGGCCGACGGGAACCTCGAGTCCGTCGACGTAGCCCTCTCGTGGTTCGACGGTCGCGAGCGTGAGCGAGTGGAGCGCGAGGACGCCTATTTCGAGCGCATCTGGGACGGGACGTACCCGGGGCTGATCGTCCGGCCATTCCCGGACACGGCGCGCGACGACCTCGTCCGGGCGGCCGACCCGGACTGGGAGGGGAGCATCGAGCGGATGCTGCGCGACTCGGCCGGCGAGCCAGAAGACGAAGGGGACCTGGACCCGCTGCGACTGGGCCGGCCGCTAATGAGGCACCAGACCGACGGTCTCGAGGCGTGGCGCACCAACGGACGGCGCGGCATCTTCGCGTTCGCAACGGGAGCAGGCAAGACCTTCACGGCACTCATCGCGGCGGAAGAGTCGATCACTCGATACGGTGAGGTGCCGGTCATCGTCGTGCCCGACCGCACGCTGTTTGACCAGTGGCTCCGAGACGTCATCCCCTTCGCGGATCGCCTTGACGCGAGGCTCCTCCGGGTCGGGTCGGGCAACAACCGGTGGCGCGACTACCTGCGGTCGTGGACCGCTCCTGGCGCGGGCCGGCGCATCGTCCTTGCCACGCTGCCCACTGCGCGGTCGGAGGACTTCCGGCGGCGTCTTGCGGGCGGGCGTCACCTGCTGCTCATCGGCGACGAGGCCCACAGGCTCGGCTCCCGAGGCGGCCAAGCTCTGCTTGACGAAGCGCTGTTCGGGCCGAGACTCGGGCTGTCGGCGACGCCAGAGCGAGCCGGTGACCAAGTGGGGACTGCGGCCATCCTCGGCTTCTTCGGTGGCGTTCTCGAGCCGCGCTTCACGCTCGACGACGCCATTGCCGCCGACGTGCTCACGCCGTACTTCTACCGCCCGCACAGGGTTGAGCTCTCGGACGACGAGATTGAACAGTGGCGCGAGGTCTCCCGGCGGCTTGCGCGGGCGATGTTCGCAGGCGGTGAGCCCGCCGACGGCGGCATCCCGCGCAGCGCGGAGATGCTGCTGTTCGAGCGCGCCAGGATCGTGAAGGCTGCGGCGGCGAAGGTGCCGCTCGCCGTCGACATCCTGTCCGCGGAGTACCGGCCCGGCCAGCGCTGGATCGTGTACTGCGACTCCGAGGCCCAGCTAGCCGACGTCCGGGGTGCGCTCCGCGCCGCCGGGTTCACCCCCCGGGCCTACACATCCGCAATGCCCGCGGACCGCGAGGCGACCATCCGCTGGTTCACGGAGATCGGCGGGGTCCTCGTTGCCATCCGGTGCTTCGACGAGGGGGTCGACATCCCCGGGATCACCCACGCGCTGATCCTCGCTTCGTCGAAGAACCCGCGGGAGTTCATCCAGCGGCGAGGCCGGGTGCTGCGCAAGGCGGACGGCAAGACGCTCGCGTACGTCCACGACGCGATCGTCGTCCCGCCCCCGCCGCGCGCCGGCGAGGACGCGCAGCCCGACCCGATCACTGCGGGAGAACTCTCCCGAGCTCTACAGTTCGCACAAGGTGCGTCCAACCACGGTGCCGCAGCCGACCTGCTCGATATCGCGATCGACGCGGGGATCGACTGGCGCACGATGTTCTCCATGGGGGTCGAGGACCAAGACGATGACTGAACGCGACGACTTGCTCGCCGTGGTGACTGCCGCGCGGGACGCGCTCCACCCCGAGATCGACGACGGATTCCTCACCGATGTGCTCGATGCGGAGCGGGCCAACCCCGACCAGGAGAACGCCGAACAAGCGGCCGCGGCCCTGCGTTCCGTTGAGGCTGCAGCAGACAGCGCTTTGGCGAGGAGCGCCCGCTAATGCTCTGGCTGTCCCGAGTCGAGATCGACGGCTTCGGCCCCTACGCCAAGCGCACCGAGTTCACGTTCCCGGACGTGCCGGGCGTAGTCATCGTCCATGGCCTCAACAATCGCGGGAAGACGAGCCTTCTCAACGCGATGTACTTCGCGTTCTTCGACATCGTCCGCGACCGGGATCTGCGTCCGTGGCCCCTCGTCGAGGCGGAGAACGAAGAGAACGCCGCCGCCGGGCAGCACGGGTTCTCGGTCAAGCTCGTATTCCGCTTCGAGGGCGCGACCTACGAGCTCGACCGGCGCGTCGCGCTACGCCGCGGCATCGCGAAGCCAGCGGTCGACGAGGACTACGAGCGCTCCTGGTTCCTCGCCCGCGACGGCGACCAGCTGGACTCGCTCGAGGCGGCCCGGACGATGAGCCGCGTCTTGCCGCAGGACGTCGCCCGCTTCTTCCTCTTCGACGGCGAGCTGCTCACCGAGTACTCGCGGCTTCTCGACGACGCCGACATCGCGGGGCGCAAGATCTCCGCAGCGATCGAGATGATCCTCGGCGTCCCGGTTCTCAAGGCGGCCCGCGCGCACGTCTCCGCCGCCGCCGAGGCTGCAGGAAGGGCCGTCGAGCGCGAGGCTGCCAAGGATGCGCAAACCGCGCAGATCGGCGAGGCCATCCGGCGCACACGCGAGGCGCGCGATGCCCACATCGCCGAGCGCGGGCGCAAGCAAGATGACCTTCAGGCGCACGCCGCTGACCTCGAAGAGGTTGACGGCTACCTTCGCGCCCGGGATCGCTACCGCGATGCGATGGAGCGCCGGGAGCGGGCCGAGAAGGCCCGCGACGCCGCACGCGACGAGGAGGCCCGTCTGCGGGACCAGTTGCGGACGCAGATGTCGGACGCGTGGCGAACGGTCGTCGGCGACAAGGTGCGGGAGGCGCGCGAGGCCGCGTCGGACTCGGTCGCCGGGCTGATCGCAGAGGTGGGGCTGGGCCTCCGGATCGGTGCGATCGAGGCGTGCCACTGCGGGACATGCGACCAGGATGTGCCGCCGGACGTGATCACGCGCCTCAAGGCCTTGCTGCCCGCTGGTGCCAGGCCGGGCGACGCGGCGACCCCTGTGGGCATCGCCGCCTTCGGCCGCTCCAAGGTTCTGAACGCTTTCCGCGAGACGGACGTCCGGCCGGCCGTGACCATCCTTGCGGCAGGGATCGAGCGCGCCCGGATGGAGCAGATCGCGCGGGCCGACGAGATCCGTGACCTCGACGCCGACCTTGGCCACGCGGACGAGGACACCCTTCGCGACAAGAGCACGACACGAGCGGCGCTCCTGGCCAAGATCGCCGGGGCCGAGAAGGCAATCGAAGATGAGACACGCGAGATCGACGCGGCGACTGCCTCGATCACCCGCATGAACGGCTTGCTCGAGGCAGCCGGCGATTCGCCGCTCGCCGCCTTCAAGCGGCGAGCGGCCTTCCTGACGGCGGCAGGCGAGGTGTTCGAGTCGTCCGTCGAGCGGTTCAAGTCGGACTTGCGCGACAAGGTGGAGGCGACGTCCTCGGCGTACTTCGCGCGGATGACCACGGAGCCCGACTACACGGGGCTCCGGATCAACGAGTCCTACGGGCTCACTGTGGTCCACCGCGACGGCCGCCTCGTCCGGCGGCGCGCCGCGTCGACCGAGCAGGTCGTGGCCCTCGCGCTCATGGGCGCCATCCAGGCGAACTCGCCCCTCAAGGGCCCGATCATCATGGACACCCCGTTCGCCCGCCTCGACCCCTACCACACGGCCAAGGTCGTGCAGGTGGTGCCGGACATGGCGCAGCAGGTGATCTTGCTGGTACAGGAGGGCGAGCTGCGGCGCGACGAGGCGGAACGCCTGCTCGGGACCCGGCTCGTCTATGAGTTCACCCTCCATCGCGAAGGTGCGTTCGAGACGTCCGTCACTGGAGGTGCGCCGGCATGACCGCGGAGATCGACCGCCGGCAGATCGGCCTTACGGCCGAGGGCAAGCGGACCGTCGCGATCCTCACGACGGACCTCGGGTGGTTCACGGAGGCACAGGAGGCAGGGCGGTTCGCCCTCGCTGTCGCGGTCCGCGAGGGCGTCGCCGCGGGCACGACTCCAGGCGTAGATACCGTCTGGTCCGTAGACGGCTTCGATGCGAGCGGCGAGATCCGCGCCCTTCTCGCTGCCCTCTACGGCGACACCGCCACGCCCGTGCGCCTGATGGAGCACCTCATCAACGAGGGGCTCCACCTGATCGCCGATCGCGTGGATGCGGGTGAGCGCAACCCGGCTTCCCTCCTCGGCTAGACGGCACGAGACTCATGGCCGTACCGGCGCCAAAGGAACCGCCAAGGGGAAGACCCCCGACGCCGTCCGTCAGGCTGTCACGACGCAGCGAACGCGCGGAGCGGGGGCCAAGCGAGACAGTATCGGGCTCGGCTTAGCTACGGCTTACGTGTGCCGAACCGACACAGGTGGATGACGGCGTTGGCGCCGAGGCAACACTCGTCGCGTCACCCCCGAACAGGGCAATGCCATCGCAAGGTCCGGGATGTACTGTTACCGTCCGACACGGGCACCCTAGGAGCAAGTGATGGACGGCGAATACAACCTGCGATGGTCATTCGATGATCGGCTAGATCGGTCGGTCACGACGGCTGCGGGTCGCGACATGCTCGTCCCACAGTCGTACCGAGAGCGCGAGCACTCGAACACTCTCGCTGGCCTGCTCGACCTCACAGCTCCGAACTCGATCGAGGCGGCCCCGGCCGGGCGGAGCACCGAGGAGACGGTCAGGCCGGAAGAGGAGAGCCTCCCGGTCCGAGTCGCCACTTCGACTGCCAGCTGGTGACTTGCATCGTCGCGTCGTCGAGCTGCGTGGCGACCACCCCGATCGTCGTCCCGGCAACCGAGTTGATGTGGCCGACGCGCCCGACCCGTGCCTTCTTGCCGTTGACTTCGCCCTCGCCCTCGACGCGAAGGTTGGCGTAGGCGTTGTAGAGCGCCCACATCGCCTCTGCCTCGGCGGCAGTGGCGTCGCGCACCTTGAGGCCGATCTCCTTAGCCTCTTTGCGGTTGATCTGGTACAGGTGCGACTTGTAGAAGTCGCTGAGCTTGTCCACGATCGACTTGATCTCGTCGGCCTGTGCGCCCGGATCCATGTGGGTTGAGAGGACGCGCTCGCAAACCTGTTGGGCGAGCGCCCACGACTGCTCAAGGGCGCCGATGGCGAGCGGATGAACCTTCTCGAACAGCGCCGTATAGATGGTGGCCGCCACCTCGGGTGGGATGTCCTCGCCGAGTTCGCGCTGGAGGAACTTGAGGACGTGGCGGAGGTCCTGAACGGAGATCGGGATAGGGACCTTCTTGCCGTTGGGCTGGTCCTCGGTCGGGAGTAGCGGATGGCGGCGCGTCGGATCAACAGGTCCGAGCTCCGACATCTCCGTCATCACAATCTCGTCCGCTCCGACCGCCGTGAGCGTGGCCGCGCTGTGTGCCCTGTATGGAACAAGCACCACGAAGCGCGTCGCGAACTCCCGGAACAACGAGACGATCTTCCACGGGACTTCCGTCGCTCCCCCTCGACTGCTTAGCCAGAGGCCCAGCGTGTCGTGGCGTCCGACGCGACGGAGGTGCTCGTAGAGGTGGAGCATCTGTTCGTCCGCGAGAGCAGCGTTGCTCCCATCATCCAGGAAGTAGCTGATGACGGGACTCCCGAAGGCCTCGGTGACGGTGGCGAGCACGGGATCGATGGCCGTCGCGATGAAGGCGTAATCCGGCTCCTGCGACTGCCTCTGCTGCTGCTGCTGGGGACCGGGCACCGCGGCTCCTCCTGGGCTTCCTGAGGACGGCAAGGGCTGGCGAGCGGGTCTGCCACGTTGGGGCGGCGTCCGTCGCTGCTGGCGCTGTTTCGCTGGCATCGCCCGAGCGTACACCGCGGCGCGTGACGCGGGCGGGACAGCGTTCGTCGCCACGGGCACTACTCTGCTTGGGTGACGTGTCCATGCGGAGGCAACTGTCAACCGCGCCGACTCCCGGAGTGGCTAGTCGCGCAACTCAACGACGCGCGAAGCGGTCTCCTGGCGATTGCGGGGATCGTCTCCGAAGGCTTCCTGTGCCCACTGTGCCTGCGGATCCTTCCGGAGTCCTGTGCCACGCTTGCACATGCGCCCAGCAAGGAGGTTGGAGGCAGCGGCCAGACCTTCCTATGCAAGGCGTGCAACAGCTTCCTGGGCACGGCGTATGAGGCGGCCGCCGACGAGGTCATCTCGTCCATCGAGGAAGCGAAGGCAACGGGGTCCGTTGCGCAGAAGATCACGCTTCGCCATCGGACCGGACCGCACCTCTACCTGGATGCTGTGTTCTCAGGCTCCACGGATGCGGACAGGGGCATCACAGCTGAGCCGATCCGGCGCAACCCCGATGCGGAGAAGCGCTTCGGGGACGCACGCAAGCCGGGCGAGCCGCTCTTCCTCACCTTCCGAGTGCCAAGCGAAGATCACGTAAAGCTCGCCTACCTGTCGTGGGCATTCCTGCTCTTGTTCCGGCGCCTGGGCTACGCGTTCATCTTCAGCGTGTCGGGCAGGCTGGCACGGCTGTCGCTGCTGACGGGCAAAGCAACCGACCTCAGTCCCGCCTACTTCTTCACGTACGGCGAGTTCACTGGCGAGGCTTCCCCAGCCACCACGGGTCTCCTGGTGCGGGCCGAGGCTCCGGACTTCGACCGGTTTCCGCCCATTGCGATCGGCGCTGAGATTGGCAGCACCGTAATCGCCCTGCCGCTGACGGACGACCCCTTGGGCGCATACGGCCACCTACTCGAGTACACGGCAGATGACAGTCGGCTGCTCGTCCTGCCCTTCGATGAGATCTATCCGGATCACTCCACGGCCATGCCGGGCATCGCCGCATACCGCTGGCAGAGCGCGGTCGGCACGCTCCATCGGGTCCTTGGTGGCACGCGGAATGAGTTGACAAGCGATCTCGCGGCGGCCGCGGCGCCGCCGTCCAGCCGGCCGAAGGTCCGCGGGCCGTTGCGCGACAACCCGGACTGGCCACCACCCCCTCTGCCACTTCCCCCGAGGCCTTGGCAGGCGACATGGCGCGCGACAGCAACCGAATACGTTGCCGCCCGAGGTGTTGCCGTTGCGCCATCGGCGAGTGATGTCGACGACGACGCGTGGATCGCCGAACTCGCGCTCGTTGACGCGGTTGCCGCGCGGCACGTTGCCGACATGCGCGACCTCTTCCTGCGCGGCGAGGATCCCCGGCGTCGGACTGAGCCACGGGGCGTCGAGGTGATGCGAGACCTGAACCGAGTAGCTGGCGAGGTGGACAACACGGCACGGGTCGTTGCCGGTGACTTCCGGCTCGTCGACCCAGCCGAGGATTTCTCATCGCTGTCAGTGCGCGTCCTGTGCGGCGGCGACGATCTCGTCGTCGGTCCCCACTACGCGTACGAGACGCTCGTCTTCGCCCTGCGCGACGCACTTGGGGCCGGGAGTCGGCGAGAGGGTAGGCCTACGCCTTAACCCACACCCCGCCGCGCCGCACGTAGACATCCGGCCCCACGTCGGCCCACGCGCCAGAGCGGCGGACCTGGACGGCATCCGCCTTGATCCAGGCGCCCGATCGGCGGACGTACGTCTCCGAGCCGACCTCGTACACGACGTACACGCCCATCCGGCGGCTGGAGTGGCTCGACTCGCCGCTCATCCCCGACGGGTTGGACGACCCGTTGTCGTCGTCGTAGTGGGAACCCGTATTGTCGAACCCGAACTGCATCGCCCCGGTCGGGTTGCGCGTGAAGCCGACGTAGATCGTGCCGGCCGCGACGTCGAACGACGTGGTGACTGCCGCCTCGTACTTTGACGAGGCGCCGATCGCGAGGGCGGCACCCGAGGCGGTCTGGAGGGCCGTCTGACCGAGGACGGTGTTGCGCGTGCTGTTCCACACCACGCCGCGGAACGAGCACGAGGCGTCCTTGCCGCGCAGCCACACGCCGATCCTCGTGATCCGCCCGGCCTCCGGCATCGTGACCGCGGAGCAGTGCTGGTTCTCGACGCCAGAACCCCACCACTCGGAGCCGTAGTCAGGTTCGGCGGTATAGCCCGCGGTCGGCATCTTCTACCTCCCCGGCTTACTTCTTGACCCAGATGTCGCCCTCGGTGGCCGAGGCGCCGGGGTCCGTCGTGCCGACCCAGACCTTCACGCCCGCCGCGCCGCCGCCTGCCGACGCCTGGGCCCAGGCGTTGATGTCGTCCGCGGTGCCCGTGTGGGAGTTGAGGGCGTGGACCTGGCTGTGGTGGGCGTCGGGCAGGTAGCCCGAGCCGTGGGCGTGGACGTGCCCGGCTCGCGCCAGGGCACCGGTTGCGCCTGCGCCGCCCGCGGCCGCCACGTCCGCTGGCGTCGCGCCCGACGTCGCCACCTGGTGGCCGTGTGTCGAGCGGGCGAACGTCGCGGCCGTGCCCGCCGCGCCCGCGGCGTCGACCGTGACGTTGGCGTCTGGGCCCGCGGCCGGCGCCGGGTGGTGGTCGGTCGCCGTCTGGCCGGTCGTCGCCGCGTGGGCGATGGATCCCGACCCATCGCCGCTGTGGGTGTGGGACTTGGCGTGGTGGTTGTCGGTCGTGAGCCCGTCCAGGTCGGCGTGGCGGACCCTGCGGCCCGTGCCAGCCGTGCCCTCGTGGCGATGGCCGCCCGTAGGGTCCAGGAGCGTCGTCTGCAGGTTCTCGATGTCGGTGCCGGTCGCCCGCGGGCCGCGCTCGTCGGTGATGTTGCCGTCGACGATCGACGCCGCGGCTGCCGCGACCGCGACGGACGCCAGGGCGATCTCCCAGACCCCCGCCGCCGCCTGCGTAAGGGCGGGTGCCGCCGGCGGGTCGGCCGGCGTGCCCGTCAGCACGGCCAGGACCGCGGTCCGGCCGGCTAGGTCGCGGCGGACGACGACCCGGTCGATCCGGGCGAGGGTCGGGTGTGCCGCCGCGATCGCCAGCGCCTCCTGACCCGTGTGGACCTCGAAGTAGTAGCCCCCGATGAACGCCTTGCCGGTGTTCACCCGGACGCTCATCGCGGGCGGGCTGGCCTCTGCCACGGCGAGCTCGTTGCCGGTCGCGACGACGCCGTCGCCGATGATCGCGCCAAGGACCTGTGCCCAGGCCTCGGAGGTGTAGATCCGGTCGCCGCCGGAGCTGTCGAAGAACCGGGATCGCTGGGCCATCGGGCGCTCCTTCAGGCTGCCTTGATGATGTAGTTGGCGACGATCGAGGGCTGGACCACGGACAGCGCCGCGTGGTCGCCGACCGCGGCGCCGGTGTGGGCGGACACCGCGGCGCCGGTGTGGGCGGAGTGCGCGTCGACCGCGGCGCCGGCATGGCTCTGGGCGGCGTGGTCGCTGTGCGCGCCCGGCTGGGTGACCGTGTGATCGGACGGTTGGGTGACCGAGTGCGCGCTGACACCGACGGCCTGGGACTTGGCCACCGCGTACGACCCCGACGCCGACGACACGGCAGCCGTCCAGTTGCGCGTCCGGGCGGTGCCGGACCCGAACACGCCCGCGTCAAGCGAGCTGATCGCGTGGGTGTCATCGATGATGAACGGCAGCTCGTGGCTGTGGTTCGAGTGCGCGGCTACTGCCGCGCCCGCGTGTGCCGAGACGTCGGTGCCGGTGTGCGCGCTGTGCGCCAGCGCCGCGTGCGCCGAGGGCTGGGTCACCACGTGGTTCGCGTGCGCCGCGGGCTGGGTCACCGTGTGGGCGGCCGGCTGGGTGACCGCGTGGGCCGACGGTGTCGCGGTCTTCGCGCCGCTCGTCTCGCCGAGCGTGTCGAAGTCGCTGTCCCCGGCCTTCAAGCCCACCGGCACCCGGCCCCGGTAGTCGGGGAGGGAGAAGTGCGTCCCGTCGGCGGCCCCGTAGGTCGTGCCGATGACCGTGAACAGGGCCGGGAAAGCCGACCGCAGGAGCGACGCGCCGTCGCAGGTGAGCCAGTCGGTGGGCGGGGCAGCCGCGAGCCAGAGGACGACCGACCCCACGGGCACGCCGCCCGATGCGGCGCTGACCGCCCCGTCGGCGGTCGCCGCGGCGCGGCCCGTTGAGGCCTGCGACGCCAGGGTCGGGAACGGCCGCCCGAGCGTCGCCCTGACTGTGGGCGCGGCGGCACTCCGCTCGAAGGCCTTGGTGACCTCGACGATGCGGGCTGGGTACGCGAGGCCGCGCTCGGCGTTGCGCACCGTGACGACGTCACCGACATCCCAGTGCTCGCGGTACCGGAAGCCGCCGTACTGATGGACGTCGGCCTCGAGGCTCGTCTCGGCTCCGGTCGCCGCGAGGTACGCGTCGCCCCGCTGGGCGAGCACGGTCGTCTCGCCGAGCTCCACGTCGCGCGCGTCGAGGAACGCTTCGCGCCGGTCGAAGCCGGATGGCTCGTTGCCTGACCAGCGCGTCACGAGATCGCGGGCGGTGCCCTCGCCCTGGCCAGCGACGAGTGCGACCGTCTTGGCGTCGATGACCGAGTCGAGCTCCTCCCACCGTTCGAGCGTCTCGAACGCGAAGTCGAAGAACACGGACGCCGAGCGGTCGATGCCGTCGACGACGTCGAACACGAAGTCGCCACTGCCGGGGTCGTAGGTGATCTCCCAGCCGATCCCCGCGAGGAGGCCGATCTCGCGGATGAGGTCGAGCACGGTCTGGTAGCGCCCGTTGACGGTGACGGTCGGGCCCCGGGCCGCGTCCGCCGCGGCGACGAGTCCGGGCACCGCTCGCGCGGGCGTGGCGAGGTCGGCGGCGTGGGCGCGGAGGTAATGCTTCATCGCGGTCTCGGCGGCGACGCCGGTCTGGCGGTCGTGGCTCTCGCCCACTGGCGGCTCGACGAGGCGCTCGGCCATCGCGATCCCCTCGAGCGAGCGCCCCGTGACCGTCATCTCGTCGTTGCGCGTGCTCCCCTCGGCGACGCTCGCGATCTGCTCGATGAGGAACACGAGGTCGCCCTCGTCTGGCAGGTAGAGGAGGCGCTTGGTGGCGAGCTCGCTGGCCCACAGGCGCGTCCGGTTGATGACGAGCTCGAAGGTGTCCATCGCGACGTACCGGCGCACGTACGAGAGGCGCTCCCAGCTCTGGTCGACGAGCCCCAGGGTGGCGCGGGTCACGGGGTCCAGGACGTAGGCGCGAGTCACAGTTCAGAACCCGCTCTGGCGCTGGCGCCAGTAGAGCTCGGCCCGCCCGCTGACGTTGACGTCGGCCTCGAAGGTCACCACGTTGAGGCCCGGACGGAGCGCCCAGAAGTCGGGCTTCGCGAGGTTGATCCGGTCCATGACCGCGGTGCGCACGCCGGTCGCGATCACCACGAGCTCGACCCGCTTGTCGCCGAAGGCTGTGCTCACCTCGACGTACTCCGTGCCCGCGATGTGCCCGGTGATCTCGAGCTCCTCGCCGGTGGTGAGGTTGCGGATCCGGGCGGTCGTCACGTCGCCGTACAGGCGGGCTGTGATCGGCGCGTCGACGTCGCCGAGGTTCGCGATCTCGACCTCGACGTTGTTGCTGGTCATCTCGAGGGGGTACTCGAGGGCGAACCCGAAGCCGCCCGCGCCCGTGAACAGGACCTGCGTGTCGGCGACAGCGCGCCAGTAGGGCTCGGGCGCGACCCACTCGATGTCGAATGGGGCGATCGCCTTTGTGCCAGCCGGGCGCTCGACCGAGCTGCTGCGCGGCAGGGCCCGGAGCTCGAGCGGCTGGCGGCCGTCGAGGGTCACCCGGAGCCGCCCGAGGCCGTACGCCTCACCCAGGCGCGTCGGCTGCTGGGCGAGCGAGCGGAGCAGACCGGCCCGCAGGTCCCAGGCGTCGCCTGGGCTGGCCGCCTGGAGCAGGCCGCCGAGGGCGACGACGCGCGGCGGGACGACGACGTCGACCGCCGTCGCGCCCGGCTGGTTTGGGGACTTGATCGTCACGGGCTCGACCGCCACGGGCTCGGTCCCCTCGAGGCGCATGAGGCGCAGCGGTGCATCTGGGCCCGTCGTGAACCGGACGGGCGACGAGCCGTCGGCCGGGAACCACTCGACGAGCGTGGCCATCGTCAGGTGCCTCCGAGCGACCAGGCGAGGGCAGCTCGTCGGAGGGCGCGGCGGGTCTCGCGCTCGACGTCGCCCGGCTGGACCCCGTTGATCGTCTGGCTGCCGATGAGCGGACCCGATCGTCCGGATCCGCCTGCGAGCAGGTCGCGGCTCTGGGCGGCGGTGAAGACTTCGGTCCCTCGCGGAAGTCGGGCGAGCTCGGGCCCGCGCTCGCCGAGCATCGCCCAGCCACCGCCGAAGTCGCGGGTGCCGACAGCCAGCCGCGGGATGGTGCCGAGATTGAGCCCGTTCCAGTCGAACGGACCGACGGCGACGTCGCCGACGCCGACCCGCGGGATGTGGATCTGGATGCCGTTGAGCGCCCGGATCATCCCGTTGACGGCGTCGATCACGGTGTTGATCGCGCCCTTGATGATCGAGGTGATCCCGTCCCAGACGACCTTGATCCCGCGCTTCAGGCCGTCGAACGCATCGCCGATGCCCTTGGTCACCCCGGTCGCCGCGTCCCAGGCGGTCTGCCAGACCACGCCGATCGCGTCGAACACGGTCGACATGACCTCGAGCAGGACGCTCGCGGCGGCGCCAACCACCGGGAACGCGACGTCGGCGACCTTCGTGATGACCGGCATGACCGCCTTGAACACCGCCGCGACCCCGTCCATCGCGCTCTTCACGAAGCCTGCGACCTGGCCGATCACCTTGGAGATGAGTGGCCAGTTGTCCGAGATCCAGCCCTGGACGAACGCGAAGGCACGCTGCAGCGCGGGCAGGACGTTCTCCGCCCACGTCGCGAAGATGCTCTGCAGGGGCGGCAGGATGTTGGCGACGAGCCAGTCGATCACCATCCCGAACGCCGGGACGACCTCGTTGGAGAAGACGGCAAAGGCCGCCGCCAGCGGTGGGATGACGTTCGCGACGAGCCAGTCGATGGCCGTCCCGATCGCGCCGAAGGCCGCATCGACCGTGGCCTCGATCGCGGGCAGGTTGGCCGTGATCCATGCGAGCATGCCGTCGAGGACCGGGAGGAGCTTCTCGCCGACCGCTACGGTCGCGGTGTTGAAGATCTGCGACCACAGGTCGCCGAGGTCCTTGGTGTCGGCAGTCGCCGCCGCGATCGTGTCGCTGCCGTTCATGATCGAGGCCACGAGGTCGTCAGTGGCGAAGCGGCCCTCGAGGATCGCTGCGGCGAGGTCGGGGCCTGCGCGCAGGCCGAACGTCTTGATGCTCTCGCCGACCGGGTCGGCCGATGCGCCGATCGCCTCGATCTTGGTGCGCAGGGCCTCGCCCATGTCGGCAGCCTTCACGCCCTCGCCAGCGAGCGTCTTCACGCCGAACTTGAGGCCCGAGAGCATTGTCTCGGTGTTGACGCCCTCCTTCTCCCACTTGCCCAGCAGCGCGGCGGATTCCTCGAAGGAGAAGCCCAGCAGGCGCATCGGGGCGCCGAAGTCGACGACGAGCTGCTGGAGCCGGTCGACGCCGATCCCGGTCAGCTGGCTCGCCCGGAAGACCTCATCGAGCGTCTTCGCCTGATCCTGCGTCGCGATCGACCAGTCACCGAACAGCCGCGTCGACGCGCGCACGTTGTCGTTGACGTCGGTCTTCGTGATCCGGGAGAAGTCGAGGAGGTTGACCGCGAGGTCTTCGAGCGTGTCCCCGGTCGCGCCGGTCCGGGTGTTGAGCTCGGCGATCACCGTGCCGACGGTCGCAAGGTCCTCCGGCACGCGCTTCGCCGCCCGGCCGAACGTGTCCACGAGGCCCTCGAGCGCCTTGCCGGTCGCGCCCGTCCCGGCACGGATCGCATCCACGCCGGCGTCGTAGTCGGTGACCATCTTGACCGCCGCCGCGCCGACCGCCAGGAGCGCCGCCCCGATGACGAGGGCGGACGCCTTGGCGACGTCCGCGAGGCTGGCAAAGAGGCCCTGGCTGCTCTTGACCTCCGCCTCGAACTTGCTCTTGTCCAGCGCGAGCGAGGCGTAGAGCGAACCGACCGAGATCCCCGACGCCACGTCAGTTCACCCGGCCAGCCGGACGGCCGAAGAAGCCTGCGAGGACGGACTCGGACTCCGCCGGCGTCCGCGCCATCCGCGAGGCCCCGCTCCCGCCCATGTGGTGACGGGCGACCTGGCGGTTGGCGACGGCACTCTGCGGGCCGAGCCCGCGGACGAGGACCATGAACCGGCGCAGGGTGAGGCGCGGCAGGTCGGTCACGAGGTCGATCCGGTACTCGCGCATGAAGTCGGCCTCGACGAGCGCCCAGCTCTCCATCAGGTCGAAGGGGTCCGGCGCTGCGTCCGCCGGCTCGCCCGATTTGGGGGTGGGCTGGCCTCGGCGGCGTAGATGTCCATGACCGATGTGATCAGCGCCTGGAGCTCGGCGACGGTGAGGCGGTGGACCCCGATGAGCTCGTCGAGGACCGCCTTGCCGAACAGGCCCTCGGCCAGGCTCGCCACCTCGTCGGCCGGCACGCTCGTCGCGCCGCTCCGGCTGAGCCGGATCCCCTCGAGCGCGACCGAGGCCGGCGGACTCGATGGCAGGGCGTAGTCCTGGCCGCCGATGCGGATGATGAGCGGACGCCCCTGCTGCTCGGCGCGATACGCGTCGAAGTCGATGAGCAGCGGGTCAGGGGTGATCATCAGGCGTGGGTGACCGGGCCCGAGATCGTGAGCTTGGCCGACCAGGCCGCGGGATCGTTGTGGCCGCCGCCCGCAGTCGTCACCTCAGCCGAGGCGAGGAAGCTGTCGACGGTGCCGCCAGGACTCGTGACCCGGAAGCTGCCCATGGCCGCGAGCCCCACCGCTCGGGCGAGCGTCTCGACCGCCGCCTGGCCCGGGTCGCGGTCGCCCGTGAGGGCGTCTTCGAGGTGGTGGCCGGCGATCGTGAACTCCAGACCGCGCTCCATGACCAGGTGCTCGGCCACCCCGTTCGAGTCGAAGTCGGTCGTGTCGGCGCGGTTCGTCGATGGCGACGGGGTGAGCGAGTTGAGGCCCCCGATCGGCGTCCACGCCGGCGTCCCCGGGTATGCCGTGTCGATCTCGATCGTGAAGTCCCGCGCCGGGATCTTGGTGACGGCCATGGTCAGTCTCCTTTCCGCTGGCGGGGCATCAGCCCGGCCAGCCGCTCTTGAACGCCTCGGCGATGACCCGGCCGATCGACTCGGCCTCGGCGTCGATCGTCTCCTCCAGCCACCGCCCCGAGCGCCCGATCCCGAAGGTCCAGTCGTCCGCGCGGGCGTGCAGGACGCGGGCGTACCAGCGGCTGTACCCGATCGCCACGCCCCGCTCGTCGGCCCGAAGGCGCGCGCTCCGGGCCAACCTGCCCGTCCGGTACGGCACGCGCCCGCGGGCGAGCTCGAGCAGGAGCTCGCCGCCTCGGACGGTCGTCTCGCGGCCAAGCTGCTCCGCGGTCGAGAGGGCGCGGTCGGGGTCCCACCGCACCCGGGTGATCACGAGGCCGCTCACGCCTCGCCCTCCGGGACCTTGAGCGCCCGTGACGCCCGCGGGCTGCGCTCCTCGACAATCCCGATCGACGGGTGGGCCCGGGCATAGGCGCGGACCGCAACGGCATCGGATCGGGCGACCGCCAGGCGGCCGCCGACGAACTTGTAGCCCCGGCCGGCGCGGACGTAGTGGGCCGGCTGGCGCGGCGAGCGGAAGCGGACGAGGGTGTCGCTCATCACGCTGCGTCGATCCGGACGACGAGGTCGAACCCGAGGCCGCGCACGTCCGCCGTCCGCACGGCGTCCGGGACGACGCCCTCGATGTAGACGTCCCACCACAGCTCGCCGCGGCGGTTTGCATCGATCGCGGCGACGACGTCGGGCACGATCGCGTCGAGGGCGAGCGTGACCGCCCGGTCGTTCCGCTGGACCCGGGGCTCGCCCCTGGCGCCGACCGTGTAGAGCACGCGGAGGCGGACGCCCGCCTCATCGAAGCGCCCGTCGGCCTCCTCGACGCGCTGGGGTGCCAGCCGCCGCGGCCAGACGTACAGGCGCCGCGGCTTGGGCAGCGTCGGCTCCGTCGCCCCATCGTCCGCGGTGAAGCCGGCCGGCAGCGGCAGGAGGGCGCGAACGGCGTCGACGATCGGGACGAAGACGCCGCTCATGCGGTCACCCGGCCACTCTCGAGACCGGTGCGGAGCCTCGTGCTCAACACGCGGCGGTGGGGCCACAGCGAACGCGCCAGGCGCGAGCGAGTCACGCCCTGGTCGGCCGGGCGCGTGTAGCTGTGGCCGTCCGATGACTCCTGCTGGTACGGGCTCGCCGAGAGCGTCAGACGGACGAGCTCGAGCAGGACCCGCTCGACTGCCGGCTGGTCGGTCGGCGTCGAGGTGACGGTGACGGTCGGACCGCGCCAGGCGCCCGCTGGCTCGAGCCGGGTCCCGCCGAGCAGGTGGATCTCCTCGGCGCCAAGCGCGACCCCGCCGTCGACGACCTCGACCGCGGTCGTCGGCCGGCGCAGGAGCAGGGGCCGGTCGTCGCCGGGCGTGACCCAGATCACATCGACCCGCTCGCCGACCAGCTGGCCGATCCCATCGACCGGGTCGTTGGCCAGCCAGTCTTCCTCGCGCTCGATGACGAGCACAAGGTCGGCCGCCTCGATGCCCGGGGACATCAGGGCGGCCACGTGGTCCGGATCAAGGAGGGTCGCCATCGGGCGTCAGTCCTCCGGCTCGTCCACGGCGGTCGAGCCGTCGAGGTCAGCCTCGGCCGCCCGCGCCGGCGCGCGCCCCCGCTTGATGGGTGCGGCCGGCTCGTCGAGGACGTAGCCGTGGCGGGCGAAGTAGGCGAGGGCCGAGGCGTTGTCGGCCTCGACCTCGCCCCGGCCGTCTTGGAACGTCACGCCGGCCCGGGTGCCGGTGAAGTCCGGGTCGGGCGCGGTGACGGCGATGGCGGCCATCAGGACACCGTCACGCCGCGCAGGACGGTGGCGGCCTTCGTCGCCTTGAGCGCGACCGCGAGCGGGCCCATCTCGACCTCGCCCGTCTTGACGGCACCCGCCTCGGTGAAGTCGGGCAGCCAGGTCCGGACCAGGGGCTGGCCCGAGACCGTGACCCCGTGGAAGCCGTCGAGGCCGACCCGGTAGGCGTACAGGTCGGTCACGTTGAGTGCGACCGGGATGATCGGGTTGTTGCTCCCGGCCTTGGCGCCTGCGTCCACGAGCAGGGCGTTGCCGTAGAACTCGCGCCGGATCGGCGCGCCGGAACCGCCCGTCAGCCCCTCGACGGGGCGCTCGACGTACTGGTTGGCCCGCCGCGCGACCGCCCGGAATTTCGCGATCGCGAGGCTGTTGCCGACGATGACCGAGGGCGGCCCGTCGAGCACCGAGAGCCACTGGTCGATCGCGTCGAGGGCCTTCATGTAGCTGGTGGCCGCGACATCGAAGTCGGTCCAGTCGCCGCCGCCCGGGAGGCCGGACGCGGCGATCTCGGTCGAGGTCCCCGTGAGCGCGGCGTCGAGACCGTCGAAGCCGTCGGGGGTGACCGCGGTGTCGCCGTTGATCAGCTCGTCGGTGAACTTCGTCCGGGTCGCCTTGGCCAGCTGCTCGAGCTGGAAGGCGGTCTCCGCGCCGCGGGCGAGATCCGACAGGACGCGGTCGATCTGGAACGCGCCGCCGAGGGGCTTGAGGTCGACTGTGTAGCGCTCCTTGGCGGCCTCGGCCGGGGTGTACTCAGCGTTGATCGCGCGGAACGCGGCGGCTCGCTCGGTGATGACCCGGTGGTAGCCGTAGGTGAGGGTCGAGCCGCCGCCCATCGGGTTGACGGTGTCGTGGAAGAGCAGGCTGTCGAGCAGGGCCGACTGCTTGCGGAACTCGTCGATGACGAGGCGGTCGACGTCGTCCTGGGTGTTGAGCGCCGCCTCGGCGAGGGTCACGGGCATCGGATGGTTCTCCTCTCAGGCCCGCTCCCTTCTGGGGCGGGCGGTGTCAGCGGTTCTGTGTGCCGAGCCGGGCTGCGACGGCGGTCGCGAGATCGGTCGCCCGCGGCGCTCCCGGTGCCCGGGGTCCGCCGTCGACCGAGCCCGGGCCGGGCGTGGCCGGCGCCCGATAGGCGTCCGGCACCCGCGAGCGGTGCGCCTTGAGCGCGTCGTCGAGGCCCGGGACCTGGTCGGTGTCGTCGACCACCAGGGCGGCGAACTCCGCGGCGTTGGCCAGGTCCTCGATGAGCGAGGGCACCGCACCGGCGCGCGCCAGCGCGAGCTTCGTCTCGGCCCGGCGAACCCTCGCGTGGAGCCGTTCGGTGACCTCGTCGGCGCCGGCCTTGCGCGCGGCGGCGATCGCCTTCTCGGTCTCGGACAGAGACGCGGTCCGGAGCTGCTCGAGCTCCCGCTCGGCGGCCTTCGACGCGGCGAGGGCGGCGTTGCGCTCGGCCTTCATCGCGTCGAGGGCCCGCTTGCCTGCGTCGCCGAGGCCCAGGGTGTCGTCCGGTGTGGACGGATCCGGGGCAGGGATAGCGGCAGGCTGGGCCTGCGGGGTCGGGGCCGGCGCGCTGGCCGCCGGCGGCGTCTGGGGAGGCGTTGCGCCTCCCGCGGCGGGCGTTGCGCCCGCAGGATTGGTCGGTTCGCTCATGAGGGTGCCTGCGCGCCTCCTGCGGTGTCAATCGGCTCGGGGATGGGGGTGCCCGGCACCGGGACGGGCGTGACGGGCTGGGCGGGCTCCGGCGGCGCGGCTGCGAGTTCGGCCTCCCAGTCGAGGACCTGCTGCTGGCTGTAGCCGAGCTCGGCCCACAGCTGGCGGCGCGGGACGTCGAGGTCCTTCTTCTTGGTCACGGCATCGACGTGCTGGCTCTCGGACTTCGTCTCGGGGTTCCGGAACGCCGCCTCGGCCCCGGTCATCGCGGCCCACTTCTCGAAGCGGGCGGCGGCCGCGGCCGAGTTGCCGGGTGCACGGGCCTTGATCCGGAACGCGAGGCGCATCGCGTCTTCGAGCGGGTCCTTCCAGTCGTCGCCCCGTTCGCCCGCGACGGCGCTGATGCCGCGCTCGACGGCGGTGAGGGACTCGCCAGACGGGAAGGTGCCCTGCGTGCCGAGCAGGTAGTGGGGCGGGAAGCGGCTCGCCGTGGCGATCGCCTGGACGAGCGTCTCGTGGACCTTGATGTAGCCCGCGAGGTCGGTCTGGCTGAACTCCGCCAGCCGCGGCTCCGGCTCACCGGGCGCGTTCGGGGGCACGGTGATCAGCGAGTCGAGGGCGACATCGAAGGGCTGGACCGGCGCGCCGGTCGCCGGATCGACCTCGAGCGCGAAGTTGAGCATGACCTTCTGGCGGAAGGCGCCGTAGAGCCCGGCCAGCATGACGTTCGCGATGTTCGCGTTGATCGCGTCCTGGATCGGCACGACCTTGCCGAGCTCGGACTCGCCCGTGAGGTGCAGGTCGGGCTTGTTGGGGAAGGGGATGACCGGCACCACCCCGAGAGGATTGGGCAGCGGCCACGGTTCGCCCGGAACGATCCGGCGCTCCCAGGACGTGCCGCCCAGGGTCGCGAGCTCGGCGCCCGCGGTGTTCGCCGCGAGTGGCGTGCGGTACTTGTAGACCGCGTCGGGCAGGAACAGGTTGGCGAACAGCGCGCCCGGCTCGTCCTCGTCGGCCCAGCGCTTGAGCGCGGCCCGGCGCACCCCGGTCTCGGGGTGGACCGAGGTGATGACCTCGGCGCCGTCCTCGACCCAGATGCGCGGTGCCCAGTCCTCGTCGGGCCAGAGGACGAGGCTGAACTCGCCCTTGATGAGGCCGCTCCGCATGCCCCGCTTGAAGCCCGCGTCGAGGTTGTTGTCCTGCCAGATCTCCCAGGCGGCCGCAGAGGCCCGGTCGTCACCGCCGAACGTGAAGCCGTCGACCCCGAGGCGCTCGCTGATCGAGTCGACGACGACGCCCGCGTAGTTGACGTAGATCGGCATCCGCAGGCCGAAGGCCTCGATGACGCGGCGGATCTTGTACGTCTCGCGGTGCCGGCCCTCGTAGTACGCCTGGTAGAGGGCCATGCCGGTCGCGTCGACGAGGCGCCGATCGACGCCAACATCGTCGCGCCGCCCGGCGCGCGTGAACGTCGCCCGGCCCGCCCGCTCAGTCAGGCGGCGGCCGAGGCGGTCGAGCCACCACTCCGGGCTGCCGACGGCGGGTGCCGCGCTCACCGGAAGCTCCCCATGACCCGGGGCTTCGGCGGGGGCGGCGGGTCCTGCATCGCCATCGCGATCGCCCGGACCATCGCAACGGCCGCCGTGTTGGGGCGCGTCGAGTCGTGCTTGGAGCGAGTGACCTTCATGCCCCGGTCCGTCAGGACCGCGGTCGTGTTCGCGACGTGGGCGGCGAGGATCGGGTCGGCCTCGTGGACGAGCCGCCCGGTGGTGATGAGCTCGTACGCTAGGGTCGACGGCGGGCCCATGACCGCCGCCGTCATCGGCACCTCGACCATGTTCAGCCCGTCGTGCCCGAGGATCTCGGCCGACTCGCCGAACGCCTGGCGGTCGAAGGCGAAGGCAGGCCCCGGCAGGACCCGCTTCGTCCGCTCGTCGCGCGCCTGGGGCGCGGGGTAGGCGGCGCGGAGCTCGCGGAGGCGGACGCGCATCGCCTCGGTGCTGGCCATCCCGGTCGCCGACTCGGGCGCGAACACCTGCGCCCTCACCACGACCCGATCCCCCTGGCGCTGCGCCACCGCGATCGCGCCGTGCTCGCCGCCCGGGCTGCGGTCGATGCCGACGCCGATCGGGAGGGCCGGATTGAGCGGCAGGTCGCCGGTCGTCGCCCGCCAGGCGCCGTCGCGCAGCCAAGCGTCCTCGAAGCCGACGAACTGGTTGAGGTGGTAGCGGCGCCACTCCAGGAGCGCCCCGCGCGCCCGAAGCCGCGCGAACTGGGCGCCCAGGTACTTGCCGTCGTGGAGCCAGGAGACGGGGTTTGCGGCGTGCCAGACCGCGGGGTCCTCGATGTCCGCGTCGCGCGGCGCGCCGTACCAGTAGATGAGGGTGCCGTTGACCCGGTCGCGGTAGATGAGCAGCGAGCCCCGATCCTCGAGCTCGCCCGATCCTGTGAACATCGACTCGAACAGCTCGGCGAGGATGCCCTCGCCGGCCACGCCGGCGGTCGTGATCCAGAGCGTGAACGGCTGCTCGCGGGCGCCGGTGCCGGTCGTGAGCGCGGTGTACAGCTCGGCCGACTTGTGGGCGTGGAGCTCGTCGACGATGTTGGCCGACGGGTTGAGCCCGTGCTGGAGGGCGGCATCGGAGCTGAGGGAGCGCATGATCCCGCCGTTGCGGGGGCACTCGATCGTGTACCGGTGGGGGACGAGCCGGTCGAGCAGGAGCGGGCTGCGGCTGACCATGCTCCGGGCCTGGCCGAGCACGATGCCGGCCTGGTTGCGGGCGGCCGCGGCGACGTAGACCTCGGGCTCGGGCTCGCCGTCGGCATCGAGCATGTACAGGCCCGCAGCGCTGGCCATCGTGGACTTCGTGTTCTTGCGCGGGATGCCGAGGCCGACCTCGTTGTAGATGCGGAGGCCGGTCGCGGGGTCGAACTCGAGGGCCTCCCACCAGAAGTCGCGCTGCCAGGGCTCGTAGATGAGGGGCCGGCCCGCCCAGCGGCCCTTGGTGTGGCGGATGTAGCGCTCGCAGTACGCAGCGAAGTGGGGACCGCCAGAGAGGGCATCGGGGACCACGCCTCAGCCCACATCGCCAACCACCCGAAGCCGCGGCGGAAGCCCGATGTCGGCGGTGAGCGAGTCGAGCGAGCGCGCCCCATCGATCCGCAGGCCGACGCGAGCCGAGGGGGAGAGGCCGAGCTCGCGGGCGAACTGGCGGACCTCGTCGGCGTTGTCGCGGGCGACCTGGTGGAGCGGGTTCTTCACGAGGTTCCCGTCGCGCCGGGTGAGGGGTCCGGTCTGCGCGTACAGCCGGGCCGCCGCCGCGTAGCGGCTGACCGCCTCGCAGTAGCAGCGCAGGACGTCGGCGTCCGCGCTCCGGATCACCCCGGTGTGGCCCATGTCGCGGATGACCCGCCGCCAGACGACCTTGGCGTCCGGGTCCATGTCGGTCGGCATCCTGGGAAGGTCCGCCGACGGAATCGGCTCGTGGACGTTGAGCCGCGACGGGCGCGTCTCGCCCCGAAGACGCTTGACCTTCGTCGGCGTCGGCGCCGGGCCCCGCCTACCCATCGACGCGCTCCGCAGTGCGCCCGGTGAAGCGCTGCCAGCGCTCGATCGCGACCTGGGCGTACTTCGGGTCGATCTCCATCGCGTAGCAGCGCCGGCCCAGGGTCTCGGCGGCCATCAGGGTTGTGCCCGATCCCGAGAACGGCTCGTACACCGCCTCGCCGGGTCGGAGGTGGTTGCGGATCGGAATCTCGGACAGGAGGACCGGCTTCTGAGTCGGGTGGTCCTCCTTCTCCTCCTTGGACCCGCCGCCGATCCGCTTGGGCGACGGCGCGCGCCAGATCGTCGCCTGGTCGCGCTCGCCGATGAACAGGTTCGGGACGCCCGGTCGGCGGACCACGACGCACGGCTCGTGGTTCCAGTGGTACCAGGAGCGCCCGACCGAGAAGAGGCCCTTGTCCCAGATGATCTGGCCCGCGAGCTCGAACCCGATGCGCTCGAGGCCCGAGAGGACCTCGAGCGTGTGGATGCTCGCGTACCAGACGTAGCCAACCTGGAGCGAGGGCACGAGCGCGTACGCCTCGGACCAGTCGGCGCGGACGTCCATGCTGATGCTGGTGTTGCGATGCCCGGCGGTGTGGTGACCGCGCTTGGCCTTCGGGGCGGCCTCGCCCTCGGACTCGGGGACCTCGGCCATCATGTACGGCTTCGCCGCGCCGGCGACCACGCCCCAGCCGTTCACCCGCTTGCGCGGCCCGTTGTAGACGCCGTCGCGCCAGGTCTGGTCGAGCTGGACGCCGTATGGCGGGTCGGTCGCGAGCAGCGTTGGCGCTGCTCCGTCGAGGAGGCGCTCGACGGCGGCCGGGTCGGTCGCGTCGCCGCATAGGATCCGGTGGTCGCCGAGGCGGTACAGGTCGCCCGGTTGGACGTACGGCTCCTCGGGTGGCTCGGGGAGCTCGTCGGGGTCGGTCAGCCCAGCCTTCGGCTCGCTGCCGCGCAGGTCGCCGAGCAGGGCGAGGAGGCCCGCGTCGTCGACCGTGACGTCCGCCAGGAGCTCTCGCAGCTTCTCGTCGTCGCGGCCGGCCATCGCGCCGATCGGGTCGAGCGTCGCGAGGACGAGCGCCTCCTCGTCAGCATCCAGGTCGACGTACAGAACCGGGACGCTCGGCTCGCCGCGGGACAGGGCAAGCGCGACCCTGGCGTGGCCGTCGACGACGAACCCGGTTCGCCGGTTGACGAGGACCTGCTGCACCCAGCCGACCGCATCGAGCGCGCCGGCGAGGGCGTCCTGCTGCGCCTTGGGGTGGATCCGCCAGTTGGCGGGGTTGGCGAGGAGCCGGTCCGGCGCCTCCTCGCCGGCCCCGACGATCCGGTTGCGCCAGCCCGCCGGGGGTGCGGCGACCGCGGTCTTCGCGCTCATCGGGCGGCCGCCGATCTTCGGCCTTGCATCGTCGCGACGACAGCGTGATGGATGTCGCCGGCACGCCAGATGGGCGTGTGCGATCGAAGGGAGGCACCGCGATGCCGGAGCCGACGATGGGCGAGATGGCCCGGTGGACCTTCTACCAGCGGTTCATCGCCGAGCGGACGAAGGACATCGACCCGCGCCACGTCGAGGCCTGGATGCGCCTCGAGCACCCGACGCTCGACGGGCTGTCGCGCACCGAGTTCACCGAGGCGATGTACGCGGCGCTCGCTGCCGCCCTCGACGCGGGACCCGAGGAGAGCGAGGCGCTCGCCGTCTCGTTCGGCCTCTGAGCCACGAAGGAGATCGACACCATGACCACGGACGCGACCACGACGAAGCTGCGCCGCTGCATCGGGTCTGCGAAGTTCGGGATCGAGGCGCACGAGGCGCCGCCCGCCGAGTTCCCGGCCCAGCCCAGCCAGAAGGACGGCCTGGGAAGGATGTGCAAGCCCCACTGGAACGCCTACACGAGCGCCCTGCGCAAGGCGGCCCTGGCCCGCAAGACGGCCGAGGCCGCGCCGCCTGAGCCCGAGCCCGTCGCGACGCCCGAGCCCGCCCGGGCCAAGCGAGGGCGCAAGGCGGCCCTCGCGACGGAGGGCGACGCCGCGTAGCGCCGTCGCCAGCCCAGCCTCGGGCCCCGGGCGCCAGCCCGGGGCCCTTCTCCGTTCTGTCGCGTCGTTGGCCACGCCCCGGCTCATCGCGCCGCGTCGGCCAACGTGGGCGCCCACGGGCCACCCACGCCGGATCCCTGATCGGCGACCGGGATAATCCGCGAAACCCGGCCGAGGGAACACAGTCGCCGGGCGCGGTCAGGGCGAGTGCTCGTCGCCACATGGGCTACCCCGCCCCCCTCCGTCGACGCACCCTTCGTCGAGTTGCACGAGCGGCACAGCACCGCGGTGTTGCCGATCTCGAACGGGGCACCGCCAGCGGCGAGCGGGATGACGTGATCGACGGTCAGGTCAGCAGCGACGTGGGCCGGGCGCTGGTAGCCAGGGCACCAGTTGCCACGCTCGCCACGCCAGGCGCGCAGCACTCGGGCGCTGAGCCGCTGCCAGGCCCGCGTGCTGTAGACGGCGTTGTGCCGGCTGCGGTTGGACTGGCGGGCGTGCTCGGAGCAGCGACTACCAGCGCGGCTGGTGACGACACCGCAGACCGTGCACAGCTTCACGTGCGAATCGTCGATGGGGTGGCTCGCCCGGTCCATTCGCCTGCGGTGCTACGCCTGCGCGACCATGGCAGTCCAAACCCGCACAGGATCAAAGGGCATGGACAGGTGGTCGATCCCGGCAGGGCAGCTCGAGGCGAGCTTTCAGCGTGCGGCGGTGCTTCAGCGGGAGATCGACCGCAAGGAGCGCCTCCTCGGGCGGAGAGTCCAGGTGCTCGCCAAAGGCCTCGCCGACCTGATGCAGCCGGGGGAGATGCACCACCGGCGGGGCATCGGACTCCACGCGTTCCCGGTGGATGGCGTCCTCTGCCTTGCTGCCGCCTGCCTTGAGAAGGAACGGGACAGCTACCGCTATCGATACGCCGTCCTATGCGGCGGGGAGGCGGCGAAGCGAGCGCTCAAGACGGCGGACCTCGACCCCGGGGACTCAGACGAGCCGGGATCGCGTCGGATCGCGCTTGCCGACTACGACGACTATGTCGCCTTCGTCGATCGACTCCCCAAGTACCTCGACGACGTCACCCGAAACCTGGAGGCGCGAGTCCACCAAGCAGAGAGCACCGAGACGACGGCGCGGCAGGTCGGTCGCCAAGTGTCGGCTCGCGCTCGCAGGGCTGAGTCGCGTACGAAGAAGTAGGGCGTTTGCCCCTGGCAACCCGGGCCGTTGCGTGCTGCGCTGCAACAGCCGTCGCGGGTATGCTCAATAGGTGGCGCACGGGGACGACTTGTTGAGGAAGCCGCTGGCCGAAGCGATCTTTGAGCTGCGGTGGAAGCTCTCAGGCACCCCGCCGGCCCCCCTCGTTGACCCGACCTACAAGCTCCTCGTTGGCAGCCTGTTCGGCGCGGTCCGAGACGAGTACCCGTACCACGAGCAGCTGCCAACCGCCGCTGTGCCCGACGAGATGGTGCCGTACCTGATCCAGCACAGATTCCGTCGGGCTGAGGCCGGCTACCCGCTCGTCCAGGTCGGACCGGGCGTCTTCGCGGTGAACGAGACGAGCGGGTACTCGTGGAGCACGTACCGCCCGCGGGTCCTCGGGGCGGTAGCGAAGCTCCGGGAAACGTACGCAGCTGGGTCGCCGCCGAACGCCCTTGTCCCGGTCGCCCTCACTCTCCGGTACATCAACGTTCTGCCTTTTGACCTGACCACCGGTGACGTGTTCGCGTACATGCGCGACAAGCTCAGGGTCAGCATCGCCTACCCACAGGGTCTGTTCGCCGAGCAGCCGGTGGCGGGTTCGCCGACGACCATCATCCTCCAATCCACTCATGCCCTGACGAGTCCCGCAGGGGTCGTGCTGCTCAAGTTCAGCGCCGGCGATGTAAACGGCGAGTCTCGCCTGCTGTGGGAGACGCAGGTGCAGTCGGTGGACGCAGACATCCCTGACCTTGATGACCTCGAGACCTGGTTGGAGCGCGCGCATAGCGTTGTTCGGGCGTGGTTCTTCACGCTGATCGAGGGTGAACTAGAAGGGGAGTTCAACTCCTGAGCGCAACCTACGCCGACCTGGCCAGCCAACAGGCAGCCGGCGGGCTCGCCCGTTCGCCAGCGGGCAGGAGCATCGCCGACGCCCTGTCACGACTCGCGCTGCCGCTCGCGCTGGCCGGCACTCTCAGCATCGTCCCGAACGTCACCACGGCCGTGCGGGAGCGCGACTCCGGTCCGGTTCACATCTACGCTCGCGACAGCGCAACGTTCAACGAGCATTCCGGGCGCACCCACTACATCAGCGAGCTCGGCTGGACGCGTGAGCAGGCGGCTTCAGTGCGGCACCAACTCGCTGCCTGGGTCGAAGACTGGGACGACCCGGCGATGGACGTCTACGATGCCCTATAGCCGTGGCGAGGTTGTCCTCGTGCCGTTTCCGAGTTCCGACGACGACACCTACAAGCAGCGGCCCGCGTTGGTCGTCCAGTCCGATTCGTTGATCGTTGACTTCCCGCAGCGCGTCATGGCCCAGATCACCTCGAAGACGCGCGTGGGAGCAAGCCGTGTTCAGGTCAAGGTGGCGAGCGTTGAAGGCAAGGCGATGGGCCTGCTCACCGACTCGTCACTGGTCTTGGACAAGCTCGAAACGCTGGACGACAGCCTCGTGATAAGGACCCTGGGCAAGGCGCCGCCGCAGACCATGGCCCTCGTCGAGAACGCCCTTCGGGCGACCTTCGATCTCTAGGGCGCGGGCCACCACCTCATCTGGCAGTCAAGCCTCGAGGCTCGGCACGACAAGCCACCCCTCGGCCCGCCCCCGGTAGATCAGCTGCTCGGTCGTGAGGCCCGAGCGGGCTCGCAGGTCGGCGAGGTGCCGCTTGGCGGTGCTTGGTCGCACGCCGACGCGCGCCGCCGCCTCCGCCACGGACCCGCCAGCGGCGACGAACGCGGCGAGGACATCGACCTGGCGAGCCGTCGGCGTTCGGGGGAGCGAGCCTCGCAGGTACCCGTCCCTCACGCGGCACCCTTCGTCGCGCTCTTGACCGTGTCGTGGACACCCATGGCGATCTGCGCGATCCCGAACCACGCCAGGAACGCGCCGAACAGCGCGGCCGGCGTGAACACGCCGACCGAGACCACCGCGACGGTGACGAGCACCGCCGACAGGACGAACGCGATGGTCGGCTCGCGGTCCGCCTGGATCCACGGCCCGACGACCACGAGTCGCTTGAGGATCGCGATCAGGCCAGTGATGAGAGCGGCCGACGCGGTGGCGCCGGCGGCGGTGAGCACGACGGTGAAGGTGAGGTCCTCCATCGGGTCCTCCTACTTGAGCAGGCGGGTGTAGCCGCGGGCGACCCAGCCGGTGCGGATGCCGACCTTCACCTCGAGCCAGTCGGTGCGCACGGCGCCGTTGACCGCGTACCTGCCCCCGTACTTCTCGAGGCGCGTAGTGGCGACGTCGCGGCCATGTGGCAGCGACGCGACCTTGGCGGCTGCAGTGGTTGGGGCCCTGCGGACGTTGAGGCTCGGGCGCGCGGTGACATCGACCGTGTGCTCGTACGGGATCGGGTGCTCGATGACGTCGACGGTCTTCCAGGCACCTGTTGTCCCGTCGGCGTTGAGGTACTCGCGCGGCAGGAGGAAGTCGCCGCCAAGCCCCCAGTCGGTCCCCCAGCTGTTCCGGGCCCGGACGTTGCCGCCGTCCCAGCCATAGCCGACGAAGAAGTGCCGGCCGACCTTCGTTGCGGGCGGCGGGAGAACACCGGCCACGGGATGGAACCAGGAGCGATACCAGGTCGAGCTGATCCCGACGGGACCGAAGTCGACGATGGCCTGGCGGATCGCGTCGAATGTTGGAGACACCGCGTAGTAGGCGGCGATCCGGTGTTGCCCTTCCTGGTCGAGCGAGACCACCGGGTAGCCGTGGCCGCGGAGCCGCTCCATCGCCACCCGCGGGATCGCGCCGTCGGCCGTCCCGCCGATGCGGGCGAAGAACAGCGGCTCGTTGAAGTCGAAGTACCGGAGCTGGTCGATCCGGTCCTGCTGGCCCTTGAGGGCGCTGCTCCCGAACGCGACGCACATCGGGCTCGAGCCCTGGTCGAGCACGGGAGGCATCCCCGGCACGCGGTAGGAGCCCGGCAGCGTGTCGACCGGCGTCGGGTCGATGCCCTCCGCGGCGTAGAGGGCGTCGAGCGGGTAGTCCCGGTCGTCAGGCGGATCGGGGAGCGCGCCGAGGCCGTAGGTGGCGAGGTCGTCGGTCATCTCGGATCCCTCATGGCAGGCTCGGGTTGACGGCCTTGGCCAGGGCGGCGACCAGCTGCATGCCGACGGCGAGCAGCGAGACGAGCGACGCGCCGAGGGCCCAGCGGGCGAGGACCATCGCGCCGTCGGCGCGGTTCTGCCAAGCCTGCATCCGGTCGAGGTCGCGGTCGTGGGCGTCGAGGCGGGCGTAGATCGCGTCGGCCGAGCGCTGCATGTTGGCCCGACGCTCGGCGCCCAGCGCCTGGTCCCGCGCGATCTCGTCGACGGTGGCCTTGAGCCCCCGGATGTCCTCGCGCATCTCGAGCAGGAGCTCGCGCTGCGTGATCGCGATCACGCCGGGCTCGTCACCGCTCATCGGGCCTCAGGGGAGTTGACGGCGCGGACGTACCCGGTGGGGGGAACCGGGAGTCGACCTGGATCGGACCAGCGCGCCGTCATGCCCTTTAGGGTGGCGGCGCGCGACTCCGACTACCAGTTGGCCGATTGGGCCATCGGACGGGACTGAGTACGATGCTGACGCGATGACCTTCGAAGACTTCGATGACCTGCTCGATCAGTCGGGGCGTCGTCCGCCAACGCTTCGACGACGGCTCCTGTTCATCCCGCTCGGCATGTTGTTCATCATCGCCGCGTTCCTCGTCACCGTCCCGGTCGATTGGTCCGATCCTGCGGCGGTGGTGCGGGCAGTGGCGATCGCGCTGGCCTCGTCGAGCTGGCTGTGGGGCTGGTGGGAGTTGGCGACCAGCTTCCGGAAGTGGCTCCGCCGACACCCGGGGTGGGGAGACGTGCGGTTCCTCGCGTACCTGCTCGGCTTCGCCGCCTATCCAGCGCTGTCGATCGCGGTGCTCTTCATGGCTTCCCGCTGACCCCGACCAATGTGAAATCCGGTCAGGGACTTGCCTCGCCGAGTGGGGCTCGCGTGCCGTCGCGAGGCATGCGGCAACGTCTCACCTAGAGACCGTCGCCGGCTGCAGTGACCTCAGGTGGAACTGCGATCGCGGCGAAGCCTCGTCCGCAGCCAAACCCCTCCGGCCACGATGAGGCTGAGCATGAGGGTCGCGACAACGCCGCCCGCCAGAAGGGCAAGGTGTGTACCGGCGGGCGCGGTCAGGACGCTGCTGAGCGTTACGACGAGTCCGATGAAGAACACGAACGCAACGGCGTTCGGGATGCGGCTCACTCGTGCACGGTACCTACTGTCGCATCGGGTTGCACCGCGGACGGGTACGTCCCGTCGCCTCGGGCGCTACTCCTCCGGCTGCGCTCCGCCCTCCGGCTCCGGCAGCCGCTCCGCCAAGATCCAGACGAGCTGCGCCGTGGTCGCCGCCCCCACCTTAGACCGGGCATTCGCCAGGTGGTGCTTCACGGTCGAGTGCGAAAGGTCAGCGGCAGGAGTTGCCCCCGAAGCCCGATAAGGGCCGATCGCAGTAGATGCGCATCTCCCCCTGCGGGTCGAGCCACCAGCCATTGGCGTCGCGGTGGACCACGAGACGCATCTGATTCCCGGACGACACGTCAGTTGCGCCGCCGATGGTGGTGGCGAGCAGGTGGACCTCCTGGGCCTGGGACGCACCATCCGGGATGGCGATCGTGACACCGCTGCCCGGACGCTGGACCTTGATCCCGGCCTGGAGGTAGCCGTCGAGTTGTTTCACGAGCACATCGAGCGAGCCGAACCGAGCGGGCGCGCCGGGAAGTGAACCGATCTCGAACGGATGCCATTCGTTCGCTTCCGCGAAGGCCGCCGGGAACGGCTCGTCTGGCGCCGTGACGACGGCGGGGTGGGTAAGCGCGCACCCGAGAGCCACGGTGCCGATCAGCGCAAGCCCCACTGCCTTCGTCGTCGCGTGCATCGGCAGGACCCTACGCACCGGGCAGCGCACCGTCAAGGGACACTGGGGCGTCGACGGCGCGGACGTACCCAGTGGGGAGAACCGGGAGTCGGTGTGGATCGGACCAGCGCGCCGTCATGCCCTCAAGGGTGGGGTCGGCTGGCTCTGGTGCCTAGTTGGCCGATTGGGCCATGTCGTTGAGCACGGCTGTGGTCAACGTGGGCGAGGGTCCCGACGAGCCGCGCGGTGCGAGGCGAATCGCAGGTTCCTGTGCCAGCGGGCACCGGAGCCGTGCGTGGCCCGCGGTAGATTGAGCGCGTGAAGCCTGGAGAGCGGCCGTTCAGCGAGCGACTCGCTCGCGCCCTTCCGTATATCGCGACCGCCGCGGTCGTGATCGGCGTTGTCAACTTCTTCTGGTTCATGGCCGAGTCGCTCGGTCCGGGTGATGCGTTCCAGGGAAAGATCGTCGAGGGCCACTACTTCCTCGGCAACAAAGGCACGTTCACCGAGGTCGATCAGGCTGCGTGGCAGTGGAGTCTGGTCCACGGCGCGAGCATGTTCGTCACGCACGTGGTCGCGATGATCGGCGGGGCGTTCCTCGTCCTTCGCCGGTCGTTTCCTGCGCAGATGGCGGGTTCTGCCGCGGCGGATCCGGAGCTTGCGCGGCGGCGGATCGACCTCGTCCGCGGATCGGGTGGCCTGCTGGCCCGGGAGTCGATGGGCGGACGGGTCGGTCCCGTCCGCATGACCGCCCCGCTGCTGGAGGTTTCGGTCTACCCCATCGGCCTGATCATCAGGGCAAAGCTGATGTCCGAGCATGCGATCCTCGCCTCCGAGATCGTCGGAATCCGCGAGCGCCGCTCACTGCTCCAGAACGGGCTCGAGATCGAGCATCTCGGGATGGGGTCGAGGTCGCCGCTCGTCCTCTACCGCGCAATCGATGATCCGATCGTCATCGCGATTAGGGGGATGGTCGCTGACCAGGCAAGGGCAGTGGTCCCGGTCGTGGGACGCCTTCCGGAGCCCTCACCTGCGTCTCCGGGGCTGCCCTCGCCTCTGCCGAACCCCGCACCCGAGGCGGAACCACAGCTGGTCGCCGGCTGGACCAGGGGCCCCGCCAACGAGCCGGCCATGCCGGGCCTCGAACCACGCTGGCTCGGTACCGTTCTCGAGTTGCTGGGGCTCTGCGTTGGGTTGCTGCTACTCGGGGCTGGGCTGCTATGGGCGATCCCGAAGCTTGGTGGGATCGGCCTGCTTTGGACGGTCGCCGTGTCGGCGATTCTCGCCTGGAATGGATCGAGGTTCGTCCAGCGCCACTTCATCACTTCGGATTCGAGGCCGCCTGCCGACGCGCATCGCGACGCCTCATCGAAGCGGTAATGGAAACGGGCGCGTTCATCGCCTCCAAGCCTCGAGCGGCAACCAGGACGTGCTCATGACGCTCGGTGTCATCGCTGGAATCCTGGCGCTGGCCGGGGCCTTCGCGGCCGCCGCCGTCCGCAGGCGAGACGCCTTCTGGGCGATCTTGGCAGTGGTCCTCGTGATCTTCGTCGCGGTGACCATCGCGAGATCCGGCATCGATGCGACGTTTGTCAGAGACGTCGATGACGTGGCGGTCGTCGTCGGCGCGTTCGTCTTGGCCGGCGTGGTGACCCTCGGGCTGGGCCTCCCGAAATCGCTGGAGGACCGCCTGCTGCTGGGTGACAGGCTGCGAGAGTGGACCTTCGACCAGGCCGTCATCCGGGGTCGTGAGCCATTCGTGGCCGCTGCCCGGAGTGGCGACGAGTCCGCCGCCGGCAAGGCGCATTGGCGAGACACGCTCACGGTCCCGGCGCCCACCAGCGCCTGGGCGTCGTTGGCCGATGGTCTCGAGGAATGTGATGTCGAGTGGGTGGACCGCCAGCGATCCGGTGCAGAGGCGGGAGACTGGCTGCCCTGGCAGGCTCGGACCGCGCAACTCACCGCCGACTGGGAATCCCTCCGAGGGCCGGTCGCCGAACGCCGACGGAAGCGCGCGGCGATCGTCAGGGCTACGTTCAGGATCGGTACCGTCGCCGCAGCGGTGTGCCTCGTCATCGGCCTCGCTGGTGTCCCGACAGGCATCACGAGTAGGGCACCGGAAGGCCGTGCGGCGATCGTCCCGGTCCATCCGCCCGGCAGGACCGTCTACCTCGCCCCGCTCGGCGGGCTCTCGGCTGCGGAGCTCCAGGACCTGGCCGACTTCTACGCTGTCCGTTACGACCTCGACGTCAGTATCCTCCCGCCCGCTCCCGTCCCAGCCGGCCTGAAGGACCCGGGGCGCCACCAGGTGGCTGCCGAGGACCTTATCGGGTTGCTGCCGTCGATCTATCCGGAAGCCGCCGACCCGAACAGTGTCGTGATCGGCGTGCTGCCGGCAGATATCTACGTCCGAGGCATTCCCGAGTGGCGGTGGGCCTTCGGCAACCGCGCCCAAGGCCATCTCGCCGTGGTCTCGACCGCGCGAATGCACGCGACGGGCGTCTTCGGCGCCGGCCTCGCGGCGTCCCGACTTCGGAAGATGGTGACGCGAGACATCGGCGTGCTGTACTTCGGCCTCCCGCTGTCAAACGATCCGCACAGCGTCTTGTACTCCGAGATCCTCAGCGTCGCCGACCTGGATCGGCTCGGGGAGGACTTCTGAACTCCTGCGGGTCCAGACGGCTTCGAGCAGCCCGCTGCTCGTCCGTTTGGGCCACACCCTCCGGCTCCGGCAACCGCTCCGCCAGGATCCACACCAGCTGTGCGGTGGTCGTCGCACCGACCTTGGACCGGGCGTTCGCCAGGTGATGCTTCACGGTCGAGTGTGAGAGACCGAGCCGGTGGGCGGCAGCCTTCTCCGAGCCGGCAGCGAGGACCGCTGCGACCACCCGGAGCTCGCGATCCGTCGTGCGTTCGCCGGTGGCTCGACTGGCCGGGGGGCGGTCCCTCACGCCCCCAGCCCCGCCGCAACCAACCACTCATCCCGGCCCTCGATCGGGATCTCGTAGGTTGTAATCCCGCGCCCAACACCTGTCGGGCGCGCCACTGCAACCTTTTCGGGCAGTGCCAGCGCGAATCCGTGGGCGTACGCCGACGGAGTGAGCCTGACGGACACGATCTTCCTCCCTGCGACGGTGATCCGGTCGTAGATGGCGTGGAGCAGGTCCGCCTTCTCGGCAGGAACCTCCGCCGCCCTCCACGTCGCTGACAGCTCCCGGAGCCAGGCGATTGCCCGCTCGGGCGAGATCCCATCGGCGCTCGTGCGCTCGAGGCTCTCCTTGGCGTCCCGGAGCTCGTGCAGCCGCTCGAGGTAGACCGCGTCCTCGAGACGGCCGGCAGCATGCTCCAGCGCGAGGTCGCGGATCTGGCGGTCGATCCGCGCCCGGTCGATGGCCACTGGACGCGGTCCTGACCCGAGGCTGGCGACGACGGCCGCGATCGTGGCGTCGCCGAGCTCGATCCCCTCGAGCTGCGCCAGGATCGGCTCCTCCCACACGTCGTCGCCGAGGCGAGCGCGCTTGCCCCAGTCCGGGCACGGTTCCGCGTGGAGCTTGCGGTGGCGCCCGTCGGCGAACGTCCCATCGCTCCGGAGCCGGCGTCCGCAGACGCACTCGAGCAGGCCCTTGAGCAGGTCGACGCGGTCGGCGCGCTTCGGCCCGCCTGCACGGGTCTTGGACCGGCGCACGTCCTCGACGCGGGCCCAGAGCTCGTCGGAAACGGGCGGGTTCGAGCGCCAGGGCGCGGGCTTGCGGGTCTCGTTGCGGCTTCGGCGGTAGCGGCGGATCCAGCCGTTGTAGATCGGGTTCATGAGGATCATCCGGATCCGGCTCTCGGCCAGCCCCGTCTCCTCGGCGAGGTTCTTGGCGCTCACGTTGCCGAGGGCGTAGCGCTCGAACAGGGCGATCGCCCGGCCGATCGTGTCCGGGTCGACCTCGAGCGTGTGCGGCCGCTCGGGCGAGCGCCGGAAGCCGAGGCCGGCGTGTCCGCCCTGGTCGGCGTGGCGGTCGAACTTCGCGGCGTAGCCGTCAGTGATCCGCTCCGACAGGCGGCGGCTGTACTTCTCGGCGCCGGCGGCCTCGCTGATCAGCTCGTCCCAGTCGTGCGGGTCGGAGGATAGGATCCGCCGATCGCACATGACGAGCGCGACCCCGGCTGGGTGGAGGCCGTCCTCGAGGAGCTCGAGTGTGCGCCGCAGGTTGCGCTGCCAGCGGTCGGAGTAGCCGGCCAGAAGCAGGTCGAACGACCCGGCCCGGGCGTCGGCGAGCATCTCGGTCATCGTCGCCGAGCGCCAGACGGTGGTCCCGCTGTGGGCGACCTGGAACACGAGCCCGGTGTCGACGAGGCCGTGGCGGTCGATGAAGCGGTCCTGCTGCTCGCGTTGGCTGGCCGGCCCGAAGCGGTCGTACTGGCCCGCTGTCGACTCGCGGATCCAGCGGGCGACCCGCAGGCCCCGGATGTCGTCGAGCGAGCGGGGCAGGCGCTTGAGCGTCCGAGGCTCTCTCATGCAGCCCCGGCCTTGCGCTTCGCGTCCATCACGACCACATTCGCTCGGTTTCGCGCAGCAGCCAAGCGTTCCCGGCGCAGTTGCTCCGGACCCTCCGGGTAGCGCCGGTGGAGGGCCTCCACGTAGCGGGCAAGGGCGACGACGAGCGGATCACGCTCCACCGGCCGCCGCACCTGGTCTGCCATCAGTTGCCCGAAGAACCGCGAGAACCGCGAGAACCACACAGGGGTCGCGCGCAGACCCCAATACGTCCGCGCCAAGCCAATAACCACGTAAACCGCGGTCAAGTCCCAGCGAGTGGTGTAACAGCGCGTCGTCCTCGCGCCTGACGCTTCAGCTCGCGAGCAGCAGCGGCTGGCCCACCTCCTCGATGGCGACGGCGTCGATCGCCGCCATGGTCTCGGGCCG